CTTTTTTGATGTAGGCTTGTGTGTAGGGAGTGTTCACTACGAAATTCATATACTAGTAATTATCTTGAGTAACGAATAGTAAAAGCTAAAATGGCTTTCCACTTTTTTGTAAAATAGAGGACTGTCCTGGGGGTGTAGTTTTTGGTGCTGCAGTAGCTGGGACTTTAGGGTCTTCAAATTCATTTGGTTTGATGTTTAGAGATTTTAGCACAGATGAGAATTGTGTGTTGAAATCTCCATGAGTGATGTTAGTCATTTTACGTAAAAAATCTTCGATGCTTGTGGTTATAGTATTTTTGGCTGAGCCATCTGATGGATTTTCCAATCTAGTTTTGATAGCTGCTGATAATTCTTTTTCAAAACCTGCGTCCTTGGGTTTACTCTGCATCATTGATCCCACAAACATATTTAGGTCGTCTTTGGTCACACCTGTTTTGCTGTAATCTTTTACACCAGCGCCTTTGTTCATACTGCCCAATGCTCCACCCAACTTGCTGGCAAAACTGTCTTTGGCAGCATCTGTGTCTTTGGGAGCAGTCATAAATTTATTCACAGCAGTGTTGGCTGCACCCACAGCAGTTTTCACAGCACCACCTGCCTGTGCAAATTTATTCATCACTTTGCCCATGGTGCCTGGAGGTTTGGCTGCAGTAGGTTTGCCCAAAGATGGAGTGACCAATTCATTGATCTTCATGGTGATTACTTTTTGTCTTGGTTGGATTTTTTTTCGTTAACTTTTTTGTCTAGAATTTTGAACAACACTTCTTCGTAGGTTTCCATCTTGCCATCACTGGGCTTGACCACTTGTTGCACAGGTATGTTGTTTTCCAGTTCAGCTTGATTGAACTTTTCATCATAGTCCATATAATGATACACAGAACTGATGTAATCTGCGGCTTTGGTGATCTTGGCTTGCACCCATCCTTCCAAACCTTCTGCTTCAGACACGTTCTTTAACAGTTCATGCAGTTTGATACTGTACTTGGCTAATTTGTAAAGATCAGCACGTGCCATCTGCACTTCGTGATCCATCTCTGCTTTGTGAGCTGCGTCTGCCAATCCTTCTTTGATCTCTTTGTGTTTCATATGTGTATTTATCTCTTCAATGGGCCACCGAATATGCTCACGTCTTTCATGTCCAGTGCGTTATCAGTGGGTTTTTGTTTTTTGGGCTTGGCTTTGGCTGATTTATAGGCATAAGGATTGGTCACATGGGGGTTTGCTATGCTGGCAATGTTGCCTGCTGATGTGGATCCCACAGATGCCACTTCTCTTATGATGTCTCTAATTTTCATCGTTTGCCCTTGCTGTATTTATGTGGTGTTTGTGATTATTTGCCAACTTTGGGCACTGTGATACCCAGCTTTTTCACTGCTTTGCCGCCTTTGTACAGTCTAGCGTGTGGCACTTTTAAATTCTTTGGACCATATATGTCACCCACTTTAAATGTGTAACTCAATTGAGCAGGATCAATGCCGTAATGATAGTCTGCTCGAGATTCTACTATTTCACGTATCTTCATTTTTTTGTCTTCACGTTTTTAGCAGCACCACGACGTTCTGGATTGGGATCCTCTCGTCTTTTTCTTGAGGCTGCTGATGCACGACCTTGTTTGCCCAATGCGTGTGCTTTGGCTTGTGGCAAACATTTGGGCTTGCCTTCCTTGCTGCTGCCTCTGGCACAGTCACCTTTGATCTTGCCGTCTGGACCAAATCTCACCCACTTCTGTTTAAACCATTGTTTGAGATCTTCTTCCATCTCCTTCACGGGCACACAGTTGGGCACCATTCTGTTGCCTTTGGGTTTCATGCCGCGCTGCACATAACCTTGCCAGCACTTCTCTAAAATCTCTCGATATTTCATACTATTTGCTCTTGTTGCCCCAATTGGCTGCGCCTTTTTTACGACACTGAACCAATGCACCTGATGCATAGGCACTAGGCCAAACTTTGTATCTGGATTTGACCTTGCGATAGCAGGCGTCCTGTTTTTCTTGCAGTCCTTGTGTGATTTCTTTGAGTTTCATAACAGTATTTGTTTAATACTATTATTTATTGCGTTTGCGTCCTTGACGCATGTTTATCTGCCAGTGTGCCAGTTGTTTCTTGCGTGCGGATGCTGTGTTAGAACTGCGTATCTTCTTTAATTGTGTGATGGTGGCACCTTTGGGTATGCCTGCTCGCTTGCTGTCACCTGGTTTGCCTGGTCCTCGGCCATCCGCAAAGTTCTCATCCACGTTGCCCAGTGGACTGATAATGGGATCACGCATTTGAGCATATCTGTTCATGTCCAGTACAATTTGGGCTTTGTGACTCACATGTGGTATGTCTGTTTTGATCAGCAGTTTTAAATTTTCGTCTGACAAAGATTTCAAATGTTGTCGCAATGCCTGACCTTTCACAGCTGGCAAAGCCTTGTCTTTGAATGGTGTATATTGAGCTCGTAGATTGTCTATGTCAGATTGTTTAAGTTTATGCTTAAACACTATTTCACGAATCTTCATGGTATTAAACCAGTTTTAATTTTTTTGCTTGTCTGCGGATCTCACCTGGTTTAACATCTCGAGTGGTGTTCTGTTTGGTAATAATTCCTACACCTGCTGCATCTTCCACAGGCACTTTTTCTTTGGATTTTGTTTTTTGACTGTATTGCTCTAGTGCTTGAGTGATCTTGCTGAGTGGATGCTTGTTGGCCTGATACAGTATGCCATAGCCACCTTTGCTCTGCCATTTGTCTATGTTGATGGGACGATCATCTATTAAAATATTTGATACACCGTTTTTGACAGCATAGGATTCTTTGCGTCCTGTCACAATGATGTCATCTGGTTTGACTATGTGCTTGCCAATCCATACTTTCTTGTAATAGCCACTGTTTTCAGTGTCACCTCTCAATGGTGAAGTCAGTATGCTGTATTGACCACCTGTGAATTTCTTGATCATCTCGATCAGTGCATCTGCACTGCTGAACTTGGGAAGATGTGCAAAAAAATCTGTGCCTGCTATTCTGTCAATCACATCTTGGCGTAGGTCTTTGGTCTTGTCAGATGTCAGCTGTTTCCAGTGATCCACACCGTACAAACGTTCTACTCCACCAAAGAAATCTGCAATCACGCCATCCATGTCCAAATACACAATGGGTTTGACATTAGATTGTTCTGTCATGTGTTTATTATACAACTGTTTGTTGTATAAATCAACAGATATTTTTTGGTTAGATAGTATTTCGGTAATCTTCATTAGTCTTTTTCACAATTGGCACAGTGACAGCGTCTGCACACTTCAATCACCCATTCTCGTGTTTTTTTGTCGCCAATATGTTCGCTCTCTTTTCTTTTCAAAGTTTTTTTGCAATGGCTATCATTGCCACAATTGATGCAATAGGGTTTTTCCTTAGCCATAAATTTTTTAAGATCTGTCTTGTTTGGGGCTTTGTCTTTGTTTGAATTTTTTATCAGTGGAACACCAATATCTACCATAGCTTTCATTGGATTCAGCCTGCACATATCCTTTTTTTTCATAGTCCGGCCAAGACTTTTGTGGAATCTTAATTATTCCTTGTTTGTCGTTAGGATTAATCACCATGATCAATTCATTATCACTGTTGTAATCTTTAACAGGTTGAACAATTTTTTTTGCAATTTTATCTTTGAAACTTAAATTCTCTTTTTTGTAATCTGCGGGCATGAACTTGGCATATCTGTCCTGCATGTTTTTCACTGTGTTTAAATCTCTGCCTGAATCCAAACTCAATCTGGCCACTTCAATATCTTGTTTGATATTCTGTATCAATTGAGTATCGCCTTTTTGATTGGCTACATCCAACGCTTTGTTCATGGCCTGTATCACTGGCACATTGTTGTTGATGGCATTGTTGATGGAACCTATGCCTGCCACACTGCCCACAATGATTCCTGCCACGGCCATTCTTTGCAACCAGTCTTTTAATCCTTCATCTAATTCTATTTCTTTTAGATTATCGTAATTTTTTTTGAAGTAATCTTGGGCCACATTATAATTGCCGGATGAGAACACTGTTTTGCCATCTTTGTCCAGCACATTCCATTGGCCGTCTGCAGCTTGACTCACATAAGGTTTTTGAGTGCTTTCAAAATGTTTGGAGTATGGTCTACCTTTGGCAAATTCTCTGCCATAGCTGAACTCCTGTCTCTGTGCCAGTTCTTTGGCTGAAAATCCTGGTGCTATCTGTCCACCACGGGCCTGCTTGGCCACATCTTCTCTGTTTTTGAACACTGCTCTTATTTCGTCAGGAGTCATCATGTCCAGTTTTTTCTTCCTGGCCGCCATGCTGCCGGACATCTGCGAACCTTCTGATATAATATCTCTTAGCTTCATTTTTTTCTACCTCTGAATTTGCTCTGTACTGAACCAGTCATGTGTGGCAAACTGAACCACAGTTTGAACCAATCTGGATCGCCTGGTTTTAGGCCTAATTCTTTTTCTTTGTCTTTCAATGCCTGTGCTGTGTAACTGATATTTTCCACAGACGGCATAGTATTGCTGTAAGTGTCTATGCCTGCCAGTTTTTTTAATTTATCAATCTCGTCCATACAATATTTATGCTGGTTGTTTTAAATTTTGTCGTATTTTTTGGTATATCTCAGTGGCTGTTTTTTCGTCTGCAGGTATAGTGTTTAAGAAACTGCGTCTAGCACCTTGCACAGCATACTCTCTAGCTCTGCTGGCACTCACACCTGCAGCACCTTCTGCATCAGGATCTCTCATACCAGCGTTTATGGTCTTTATGCTGTTGAATTGATAGTCTTTGCCATTGTATTTGTTCAACAATTCATCAAACTGTTGCACCCTGTCAGAGCCTGCCACATATATGATGTCTTTGTAGCCCATGCTTTGCAATTTCTTCATGGCATCAATGATGGTTTTCACACCAGCATCACCCACTTTGATGTTGGGAAATATCTTCTGTGCATAATCTAATTTGTCCGCAAAACTGAGAGGATTTGATTTGGTATCTTGCGTGTGTGTTAAAAATAAAAAATGATCTCCTGGTTGAGTAGAGATGGTATCTATTAATTTTTTATGACCAGTGGTGGGTGGATTCATTCTGCCGTAGGCAAACGCGGCAATTTTAGGCGCTGGTTGATTGATTTCTATCAGTCTCATTGTGCATTCTTGACTGGATGTTTGGACAAGCCTTGTACAATCTTGTTGCTGAGTGCCACTTTATCATCTGCACTGATAATCTTTTCTTGCTTGCCGTTGATTTTAAATTTTTCAAAATATTCATTGATTGCTTTATCCACACATCCACCCCAAGTTTCCATTGGATTCTTTTCCATCATTTCTTTTTGATTGTCACTGTATCTTTTGGCCACTGGAAAGAAATTTTTTCTAAAAAACTCACTGTCGTTCAGCATGTATTGATAGATATCTTCTAAAATATCATATCCAATATTGTCTCTGGTTATGGCTGTGAATTCATTAGCTTTCATTGCTATCTTTCCTGTGCTGGTTCAATTGTTGGTTGAGTCTTTAACCATGCTTGACGATCTTTTTCTGCTTCTTCTTCGGAAATATATGGATCTTTGCCATCATAGATGTCCTGTAATTTTTGTCCTATCCAATCGAAAACTTCTTGATCTTCTTTGGAAACAGTTTTTCTGTGTGTTTTATAATCTGTGGCTTTTACCATTTGCGACAACTCCAATATCTTGCTTTGGTTCTTGGACCTGGATTAGCACAATTGTGTCTGGCTCTAAAACTTCTGCGTCTAGCTGGATTGGATTTTTTAATCCTCATGTTGGGATCACCAAAATTCACTTTCACTATGTTGCCAGTGGGTTTACGCACATACACTTTGAATTTTTTCACATCACCTCTCATGGGTTTGCCCAAAGGCACTTTGCGTCCTCTGTATTCTGCTTCATCCAATGCATCATCTTCGTTGAACCACATCACATCATATGCACTGTGGAAATCATCACCTTCATAGGTCTCTTCATCCAATTGTTCGTTGGTGCTGACTTCTATGTCAAATTCTTCCAAACCCATTTCTTTCAACTGTTCATTGAGGCTTTCGGCCAATTCATCAGATTCTATTTCATCCAGTGCTCTGTGCAGTTCCACACGCAGCACTTGATTGCCTTGTTCGTCTTCAAATATTTGATAATTGGTTTGATCTTCAAACAGTCCTATGGCACTTTCACTCAACGCCACATCCACCAAGGATTCTGCATTGATATTTTTACCTATAATACTAAAAAAATGTTGCATATTAATGATTCAATTTAATTGAGTTTATGTTGCCTTCTGTGTAGATCACTTTGGCTCTTACCCACACAAAATTACCAGTAAAATTGTAAAAAAAACTACCTGTGCTGTTGGCATGAACCGCTGTGGGAGCAGTGTGCGTGGTACCAGTCACATCAAACCAATCTGTGGCAGTGGGTGCAGTGGCCAATGATGCTTGCATGCGAATGTTGCCTTCAAAACCTGTCACTGTGATCTGTATGGTATGAAAACCATCGCTGCGACCATAGTATCCATCACCTTTGAATTGCTGTCCCAACACCGTTTCCGTGGTGCTGTCATTGGGATGATCCGTGGCTGGCAGTATTGTTTCGCTGTATGCTGGCATGTGTATATTTAGTCCTATTGCTAGGCTGTGTGTGAGGTCATAGACTCTATGGTTTCCAGCACTATCTTATTGTCCACAGCGTTGATGGTCACTTTACCACCATTCTTAAGTTTGCCAAACAATAATTCCTTAGCCATAGGAGTTTTAATCTCCTGATCTATCAATCTCTGCATGGGTCTTGCTCCCATCTTGGGATCAAAGCCTTTGTCCACTAGATAATCTATGGCTTCATCAGTCACAGTGACCTGTATTTTTTTCTCCACTAGATATGTTTTAAGATCTGTTAAGAATTTGCCCACCACTTTGATCATGGTAGGTTTACTTAATTTTTTAAATGTGATTATGCCATCCAATCTGTTTCTAAATTCTGGAGTAAAGAACTTTCTAAATGCTGTGTCGGAATATCCCTCATCCATAGTATCGCCAAAACCTATGCTGCCTTTTTCTGACTGTTCTGCTCCCAAGTTGGTGGTCAATATCAGTGTTAAATTTTTACAATCTGCCACTTTGCCGTTGCTGCCGCTCACTGTGCCTTCATCCATGATCTGCAACAGTATTTGACTCACATCAGGATGGGCTTTTTCAATCTCATCCAACAGCAACACACAGTTGGGAGACTCTTGTATTTTGGTGATCAACAGTCCAGCATTTTCTTCATAGCCCACATAGCCTGGAGGTGATCCTATCAATTTGCTGATGCTGTGTTTTTCTTGATATTCACTCATGTCAAATCTCACCATTTTCACACCAAGATGTTTGCTCAACTGTTTGGCAGTTTCAGTTTTTCCACAACCAGTTGGTCCCATGAATATGAAAGATCCTATGGGCTTGTTCTCACGTTTCAACCCTGCTTGAGAGATTAATACTTTGTCCACAATATTGGTGATAGCTTCATCCTGATCATACACTTCTGCTTTCATGTTCTTCTCAAGATTGGCTAGGTTGTTGGATTCTCTCTGCTGTATGGTCTCCACCGGTATAGTGATCACTTTGCTTAATTCAAACTCTATCTCCGCAGAGTCTATGATGCGTGTGTCTTTGGGAGCAATATTGAATCTGCTGCCCGCTAAATCTATTAGATCAATGGCCTTGTCAGGCAACTTTTTATCTGTTTGATACTTACAACTCAATTTGACTGCTGTTTCAATGGCAGCATCAGTGATCTGTGCCTTGTGATAATTTTCATAGTATTTCTTCAGACCTTTAAGGATGTCTATGGTCACTGCTTGTGTGGGTTCATCCACAGTGATCCTTTGGAATCTGCGCATGAGAGCACGATCCTTTTCAAAATATTTTCTGTATTCTTCCCAAGTGGTACTGGCCACAACTTTAAGTGTGCCTTTGGTCAACACAGGTTTTAATAGATTGGCCAAGTCATTGGATCCTTTGTCTCCACCGCCTGATCCTGCTCCGCTGATGTTGTGTGCTTCGTCTATGAACACAATGGTCTTGCCTTTTTTCTTCAATGCTTGCAACACCATTTTGAATCTTTCTTCAAAATCTCCTCTGTATTTGCTGCCCGCTAACATGGCACCTATGTCCAAGTTGTACACTTGATATTCTTTTAAAAATTCTGGCACCTTATTGGTCACAATGTTCAATGCCAATCCTTCTGCTATGGCAGTTTTACCCACTCCTGGGTCACCCACTAGGATCACATTGTTCTTCATTCTTCTTCCCAAAGCCAATGCAATTTGATCCAACTCAGCGTGACGACCTATCACTGGATCTATCTTGTCTTTTTTAGCTTCAGCATTTAAATTAGTGGTGTAAAGATTCAATGCTCTCTGTGTGACCGATGCGTTTTCTTCCACTCCAAATTCTGTCTCTACCTCAGAGTTTAAAAAATCAGCAAATTTTTCTTTGTCAATATTGGCTTTAACAATATAAAAATAACTGTGACTCTTTTTCTCGCTCATCATGCTGAGAAATACATCTGTAAGTTCTATTCGTTGCCTACCACTGAATAATGTTTGTGTGAATGCTCTGTTGAGTACTCTTTCCACACTCACAGTCTTTTTGGGTTTGTATTTGGCAGGAGGGCTAATCAGTTCTATCTCTTTTAATCTTTCTTTGAGATATGTTTCAAGATTTTTCTTTAATGATTCTGCATCAGCTCCAAAATCTGTTAGAGCCTTCATAAATTTGTCATAGCACAGCATGGCAAACAGCAGGTGTTCCACTGTGACATATTCGTGTTTGAGCTTGGCAGCATCTTCCACTGCTTTGTCAAATATGCGTTGTAGTTCGTCGCTGGGTTCTACCATATTAATTGAGTAATTTTTGTTGTTTCTTAAAGGCCATCTCCAGTTTCAGTTTGCTGACTCTGTCGATAAAGTTAATTCCATACAAATGATCAAATTCATGTAAAAAAATTCTTGCATTTATTTCACTTAATATCATTATACATTCTTTTTGTCTGCTGTCAATATATTTAACCGTTATGGTGTGAGGCCTACTTATTTTAAGATGCAATTTTGGAAAACTTAAACAGCCTTCCTCCATCAATACCAGCTCAGTAGTGGCTTGTTCAATCACAGGATTAATCACTGCAAATGGTGCGTTAATTTTAGGCAGGTTGTGTGGTTGCATCACAAATATTTTGGCATCCAACTGCACTTGGTTGGCAGCCAGTCCTATGCCTTTTTCACTCACCATGGTTTGTATCATATCTTTTTCAATTTTTTCTGCATCTAAACTGTTAAAATCGAAATCTTTTACTGTGCGAGTCAACCAATCGTTGGGGTGTTTAATTAAGTTCATCACGTATGTTTTTTATCCTCTGCAACAATTCTGCATTTTCCACTGTGGGAGTTTCTGCCACAATGGTGATATAAAGATTACCGCGCTGACGATTGTTGTGTATGTTGGGCAGGCCTTCACCTGTGATATTGAACACAGTGCCTATCTGTGTGCCTTTGGGTATGCTGACTGACAGGTTCTTTTTGGACAATGTGCGAATTTCTTTTCTTGTGCCCAATATGAGATCAAACATATTGACCTTCAATTTTGTGTGCAAATTTATGCCGTCTCGTTCCCAAGTTTTGTGCCTTAATATTTTAATTCTCACTATGAGATCACCACGTGGAGCATTGGATACAGAATCAGATCCTAGTCCAGAAAATTTAATCATGTTGTTGTGTTCTGCTCCAGGAGGAATGTCTATGTTCACACTCTCTTGACGTCCATTGGGCAATCTATAACTGGCAATCAATGCTTTGCCGTTCATCACATCTTCAAGATCCAAAGTGGCTTCTATGTTGATGTCTGCATTGCGAGGATTGGATCTGAATGTGCTGGCTCTTTGAAATGGTCCTCCTCCGCCTCCAAAGAAATTGTTGAATATATCATTGATGTCACCATTGAAATTATAATGAAAATTATCACCACCCTGCTGATGCACATTGGTGGTGCCATATCTATCATAGGCAGCCTTTTTTTGAGGGTCTTTCAGTATGTCGTAGGCTTCGTTTAATTCTTTGAATTTGTTTTCATCACCACCTTTGTCCGGATGGTGTTTCATGGCCTTGCTCTTGTAGGCTTTTTTCAAGTCATTTTCATTGGTATTACGATCAACACCTAAAACTTTGTAAGGATCCATATGTTATAATATAGTGGTTTTCTGTCAAAAGTCAAGTGATAGAAATTTATTTTTCTTTTAGAATGTATTTGATGGGATATTCGGCTTTGACTTTGACTCTTTTTTTGCTGTCGCTGTCCTCATACTGTATCATATTGGGTGCCAATTCCACAAAATCATCCACCTGTACCACATTCTGCACTCCATCGTGCCAGTAGGTCAACTCTGCCGGAACTTTTCTAAATATGGCAGCAATACTGTCATACAGCCAATAGATGAATTTACCTGTGATTAACACAATCTTCTTTGCTATCTGATACCCATATTTGATGGCTGTGATTATTAACTTCACTGCGTGAGTAATCTTGGCAAACACCATGGCTGAATGTTGAACAGCGTGGGAAAAAAAAGTTTTACTTTTTATCGCTGCTGTTTGGAGCCACTGAGTCGTTTGTGCTGTTATCTTTTTTAGTTGTTCCTTCATAATATTCTTTATAACGATCCAATATGTCTTGTGTTTGTTTTAGAGTGCTGCGAATCTGTGCAAAATTTTTGGCCAATAGCTCATAGTCTTCATCACTCAATCCAAACAGCACAGGATCCAATCCTTCTGCTTTCATTTTGGCAAATACTTCTTGGGCATTATTGCTGGTGATCACGATCCATCTCAGCTTCTCCATCTCTTCCAACGTGGGAGTCTTGAGGTTCAATTTCTCTCTGCTTTGTTCTTGTGTAAGCACTTTGATCACTTTTTCTCCCAATAAACTGCAGTTAGTAAGAAACAAGCTCAGTGTGATGATGGTGATTATTTTAATCATGTTAATTGTTGTATTCTTTATAACGAGGATTTGCAATGGCTGGACACTCAGAATTGATCTCTGATTTCTTAGTGGCTGTTTTTTCTGCTTCAGTTAATGGTGATCCACCTGCGATCTCCACACATCTCAGCGCTTTGTCTGATGCTTTGTTGACAATTCTTTCCATGGCATCGGGTCTTTCAATTGCTGTCTTGCCTAGGTCACGTGTGCCCTTGTTGAATCTTTTATCCAAATCATCTATGTCTTTTTTCAGTGTGCCCACCAACTTGTTCACTTCTTGATTGGCTTTGAGTATGGCTTCGAAGTCTCTCTTTTGATCCTCAATAAATTTGGTCTGTGTTTCCAAAGCCTGTTCCATTTTGATTTGATTGCCTTTGAGTATGGCATTGTCGCCTCTCAGTTTTAACACATAAGCACCAGCACCTGCCACGCCCAGCAGCATTATGATGGTGAATACCATTTTTACCTGTCCAAATAGTCCAAACATATTATTTTTCTAGTATTACGCAGTGACGATTGTTTTCCAGCACATATTTTGTGCCGTAGATACTTATATTATAATCGCCTAGATACTTGGTAAGATAGAGCACTTCAGGAAAGCTGTTGGCACTGTAGGATTCTGTGATCTGTTTTAATTTATCCACAGTAACACCGTGATCCACAAATTTAAAATGCAAAGGCTCAGCATATTTTTTGCTGAATGTAATTATGTTGTCTTCCATAATCACTTCATCCACATAACTGTTGGCAAAGAAATTTTTGTAATTCTCCATAGCAGTTTCGTTTTTGCGTATGCTGTACTCATTGCCATCTTTGGGTATAATGGTTTCCAGTGTGTTTTGATCTGCTGATTGACTTCTAAAATTTTTGTAGTATCTAAATTTGAATTCTTTAATGTCAGCCACTTTCTTAATGCCATCTAAAATTTCAGTGATCTGTTTGCCCGCGTGTCTGTTGCGTTCCATTTCCACAAACACTCTGTAGTAACCATCTGACTGTTCACCGCTGGTCTTGTCTGCGTCCAACACAAATTCATAGCCTTTTTCAATAAAATTAACAAGATCTTCTGCAGCCTGCATGGGTTTGACTCTGAAACTCAACACCACTATCTTTTCATCAGTGCCCATTTTGGATTGATATGAATCCACTTCAAAGATATGGTCCACACAGTATTTGAGATCGTGTTTGTTCAATGCCATTTTATGTCTCTGCAGTTATGGGTTGAATTTGCTCCGCAGGTTGAATGTCTGGCACCACAGCATCTTTGACTGGTTCATTGCTGTATTGCAGCTGATTCTGCATGCCGTCATAGATATTTTTCATAAGATTAATGGGCATGGTGATTTCCACTATCCAAATGGGCATGGTGTCCAACTTGCCTTTTTTGGTGCCTGGTCTCACATCATCTGGTTCCACAATTTTTCGAGGAGCAATCAATTGATCTTTTTTGTATGTGACCTTGCAGTCATAATCCAATAATCTTTTGCCACCCATAGGGTCTGGCATCTGCTTCATGGGCCACATGAATTTGCATGATACATAATGCTTGGTCATGATGGGTCCTTCAATCAGTTCACCATCTTTCCAGTTGTCATACACATACAAATCCAACTCATCCAGCACTCTTTCAAAGTCTTTGATAATGGCAAAGGCATTGTCATTGCTGTATATGGTCTCTATGTTTTTTAAAATATCTGCTGTGTCATGCATAATTGTACCTATCCAGTGTATTTAGCCACACAGTGGCTTATAACATACTAGTTTTATTATGTGTTAATACCGATAAATATTTGTACATTATCTTCAACAAAGGAGAGTCGATGGGTTCAAAAAATGCTTTCAAAAAGCGCTCTAAACACAATAATGTACTGCAAATCAATCAATATCAAATAGAAAAACAAAAAGATGTCCAAATAATTCCCCGCAACAAGAATCAAGAGTCCTATCTAATCAAACTGTTAGACCCTGCCAAAGACATAGTATTCGGTGTGGGTCCTGCAGGCACTGGTAAGACCTTGCTAGCGGTGCAGGTGGCCATCAAAATGTTCAAAGAACGCAAGGTGGATCGTATCATAATCACCAGACCAGCTGTGAGCGTGGATGAGGACATAGGTTTTTTACCAGGCACACTGGAGGAAAAAATGGCTCCTTGGACACGTCCTATATTTGATGTGTTTCAGGAATATTTTAGAACACAGGATCTGCGCAACATGCTGTATGAAGGTGTGGTTGAAATAGCACCTTTGGCATTCATGCGAGGCAGAAACTTTGTGAAGGCTTTTATTGTGGCAGATGAGTGTCAAAACACCACACAAAGTCAGATGAAAATGCTGTTGACCAGACTGAGTGCAGGATCCAAGATGGCAGTGACAGGTGATCTTAATCAAGCAGACAGACAACACAACAACGGACTGTTGGATTTTATTGAAAAATTAAATCGTCAGAATGTTGCCAATCGCATAGATGTGGTAACTTTCCACAAAGGAGACATTGAACGTCATCCTGCTGTGCGTGAAGTGTTGGATGTGTATGGTGATTAATTCTTGCGTATGATGTGATAGCCGTACACTGTGGGACAAACTCCACTGACTTCACCCACTTGCAATGTGTCTATGAAAGCCACGAAATCTTGATCCATGGTGTTGGGTTTGAATGTGCCTAGATTGCCTTGATTAACTTTGCTGGGACAATCACTGTATTTCACAGCAGCATCTTCAAATGTGATCATACCTTGAGCAATTTCATTTCTTATTCTAACAGCTTCAAATAATGCTTCTTCTTGGATTTTTACACCTGTGTATCTGGTAGCACCTTGATAACTGACTAATATGTGACTGGCTCTGTACATGTTATTCCATATGGGAAAGTTTGATCATGGTAGCAGAAAGATTTATTTCAGGATCTGCTATCAATGTGTGATCCACCAGCCCTTGTTTAATAATCATTATGGCTTTTTCTTGACGAGATTCATTGCCAAACAGTGTGACATTGTCATACATCCATTTGAATATGTCTTCCACTTCATCTGGTCTAACTTGACTGCACACCAACTTCCTTGCTTCTGTAATTTTGCCTGCTTTGAACAGTTCAACCATGCCTAGTTTGTAATCAGTTTCATTCATATCACTCTTTTGTGGTTTCATCAATGTGCCATTCTGTGCATTCATCTGCACCACGTTGATGCATTTTCTTAGATCAGGATATGTGGCTTTGACATAAGTGTCTAAGGTTTCTAAATCAGGAGTTACTCCTTCTTTCATTAATATCTCTGCCACTCTAGCTGTGAATTCTGTTTGATCCACACGCTCAATGTGGAATCCTTGACATCTGCTGTGCAGCGCTGGGATCACTCTGTTGGGATAGTTGCAGGTCAGTATGAATCTTGACGTGGTATGATATTCTTCCATTACTCCACGCAGAGCTGCCTGTGCATTGGGACTGAGATAATCTGCCTCATCCAGCAATACCACTTTGAAATCTCCAAATGGAATCATTTGCACAAAATTAACAATCTTTGCTCTCACGTCATCCACTGAGTTGGTTCTACTGGCATTGATTTCCAGCACGTCTAGATCATTCACTTGCAATTCATTTAATAATATTTTAGCTAGGGTGGTCTTGCCTATGCCTGCGTTCCCGCTGAACAACAAATGTGGTATGCTCTTGTCTTTGACCCAAGTTTGAATCTGTTTCTTTTGATGTTCATCTCTAAACACATATTGATCTAATGTGCGAGGTCTATACTTTTCTGTCCAAAGTTCTTTCATTAGTTTCTTCTAATGTATTCTTGTCCTATGCCAGACATTATGAATGGTATGTATAACAACATCCACCACCAACCCACAAGATATCCCAAAATGTGCAGTGTCATTAGCACAATGCCCACCACACCAGTGTTGTTCAATCCAGGACTTCTAGTTTCAGGAAATTTCATACTGTTAGTATATGCGAAACAGTGATGAATGTCAAGTGTTTTACAGCTGACTTTCTTTGGCCACGTACCAATCTTCTGGTTTTTGTTTGGCCCACAACAGCACACTTTCGGCTTCCACCATTCTTACTGTGTGTTCCACTCCATCAGTTTTGATTTTGGCACCTCTGGTCCATCTGCCGTGTTCCACCAAGATATAATCACCCACCACATATTCATCTGTGTTGTCTCGGCCTTTGGCATACACTTTGGCCCATCTGGGTTTGATACCATGCACCTTGCCATCATCTGCAGTGAGTATGATACCGCCTTTGGTTTTGAATGAATCAAAGCTCATGTCGCTCACAATCACACGATCTTTAATCGGGATCAAGTCTCCTTCGAGAGTATGATATGAACTCATAGTTTATTTTTTCTTAGTGTAGTTTCCTTCAGCATCTTCCACCCACTCTTCGTTGGCAGCTTCTGCTGGTGCTTTAGATCGTTTAGTAGGCACAGTTTGTGGATGATCTCTGTAATAATCAGCCAAAACTTCCTCACGTTTGCGAACAATTTTTCCACCAGGTCCCAATTCATCACCACGAGCATTCACTCTAGCATTGCCCACAGCCGGAGTCAGTTCGTTGCGTTGTCTCAACAGATCAATATCAATCTGTTTGCCCTGCATGGTACGATAAACTTTGTTACCACTTTGTTTGATAGCCATATTTGTTGTCTCCTATAATGTATGTATTTATCTAAGGAACTCTCTCCAGTCCAAGCCATATTGGATGGAATCTATCCTGTGTACACCCAGCAAATACAGCACATAGGAAGCCACTGAGCTGCCTCTGCCCACTCCCCACAACATATTGCTGGATCGCATGTTTTGTACCAAATAATGTAAAAACTTTAATAGATTGATATAATTGTGCTGTTTAAATGCTGCCAATTCTTCTTTAACTCTTTGTTCGCTGCCCGCAGGAGTGATGCTGATGATGTGGGATTCAATATCAAAATCGGCAGCCTCTTTGGGCATGAACCATTCTGATTGCAACAACTGATCAAATTCTTTCACGTCCACCAGCATGGGTTGATATTTCTGCAAAGTTTGACCTACTCCAGTAAATTTTATTGATTGATTGAAATGATCTATTTCTTTGTGATTGTCAAATCTAAGATCCTGCAACACTGCCAATCTGTTTTGATAGATCAGATCCACTGCGTCTTGATGATCGAATATAGGAAGTCCTAAACTGTCTGTTCGCATAATGATTTATTATGCTTATTTTAGTCTATATTGATGAGATTGTCAAGATCTTTTCCGGTTTCTTTAGCCATTTTCAACTGTTCTGCTGCCAATCTCTGTTTGAGTTCTTGATTGTACACATCCACAAACACTCCAATTTGTTGACGCAACTCAGGATTGCGGCTTTGAAAATATTTTTTGCGCAGTTCAGATAATTTGGCTTCCAATTGAGCTATACTGTATTCTCTTAGATCTTCGCTGAGTGGATGGAACATGGTATTCCCAATTAGATTAATTGATGAATGTGCCTAAAAATTTAGCAAACACTGTGGTGCCTTGGTTGTAGGTCCAGAACTCCACATACATTGGATTTTGTGCTGCGTTCACTAAGAATGGATTAGGAAAAGCAGAGTCTTTGTAAATTAATCCAGCGTTCTCTGTACTCCATACCACTGTGCGTTGAACACCGTTGCTTCTCACTTCTACAATCACACTGCTCATGCCTGAGGTCACTGTGGGCCAATTTGTTAATGTTAATGTAAGGTTGGCTGTCACTGTGAAAGTTTGAAAATTTCCGTTATTCAAACTGATGTTTTGCGCAGTGGACACGTTGCCAGCTGAATAAACAGTCAAATTATTGTTGGTAAATTTTGCTCCTGAAATTACATTGTTGGCAAAGTTATTTGTGGCGTTTAATTTTGCTGTGTTGGTTTGTAGTGCTTCTATCTCTGTTTTGGCAGTGGAAAAATTTGTTTTAATGGTGGTGAAATTATCTCTAAATCCTTGGCTGTTGTTGTCCTGTCCTGCCACAGGATATGTTTCATCTAGATTGGTTGTGTTAATGTTGCTTGGCATAGTGCTTCCTTATAGTTGTGTTTATTTATCTGTTCCAATCACTGTTTAAATGTTATATTGATAGCTAGGAAACATAATATACTGCTCCACACCACTGTCTGTGGTACTGTCTATGATGTATCTGTCAATTTCAAAGTCTATGTTTTTGAAGTCAAAACCATTGTTTTTTAATGCTGCCAAAATCTTAGCACTGGTGCCTGGTTGGCAGTAGCACAGCGGCACAGCAGTTACATAGCCTAAAACCTGTGTCTGTCCAGATTGAGCAGTTCTCATCCACAAAGGTAAAAACTCATTTTCAGTGCTGCCCACTGCTCTAATATTTGCTCGCATGTTTGTGGTATTGCTGATGAATCTTTCTATGTCGTTGGCATTGGCCACATTTAATATTTTACTGTCAACTTTGATCACTCCGGTATTGGGTCTAAATCTAAAAGGATCTGTGGCATTGGCCACCACATTGCCCACGGTGATCACAGAGCCATTGGCCAGTGTAACTGATAATATACCTGTGTCAAGATTCAATATCAAACTGCCTTGTCTAGCATAGATTTGCAGATTAGTGCCTATGGCTCCCACTGCCAGTGGCAAATTATTATTTGTGAACAATGTGTAAGAACTGCCTCCCACATTGAGTTTGGTCACATCATCAATCACTTCTATATCAGTCTGAGTGATGTTGATCTTGTTTGGATTTTTAATTTTTATTTTGCTCTGCACCTGTTGACTGGGGTGATCCTGAGGATCAATCATTTGTATATACACCACTTCATACACAATGTCGTTGGTGCCAGGAGTTTTGGCTATGGCTGTTTTAATTTCCCCAAACTGATATCTTTTACGACGATGATTCTTTACTGTGGCTGCCACATAATAATTTATAGTTTTAGTTTCAATGCCTGCGTATATCAACATTTTTAATTGTTTTTGTATGCCAAATAAATCATCGCTGGGTCTATAAACGGCAGTAGGCACAAATATTTCTGGATTGCCCACTAGTGTAAGATAAGTGTTTCTCTGTGTGGGTTTCAGCAAAGGTTTCACATAAAGATTGCTGTAAAGTAGATCGCTGGTGGCTGTCACATTGAGCGTGAAAGTTTTTGTGATTGCACTGTAACCAAATTGGTCACGGGCTTCCACAGTGAACAGAAACTGTCTGTCTATGCTGGTGTCTCCAGCATCCAATGTAAAATCTCTAGCGTCAAATGTGGTTAATCCTAATAATCCTGCCAATGGAAATTGTCTCACTTTGCCTAATATTTCTCCATCCAAAGCCAACACTAATCCATTGGGCAGTGCGCCTGCAGTGACCACATACCTCAACACAGCATTGGGCACTGTGGTTTGAGCTTTGACTGATAGTGTGCTGATAAAGTTTGCATTGATGCTGCCTAGGTTAGATTCTGTGAGCCAAGTGATCACACTGTCCACTTCACCTAGAATTTTTACCGCAAATGTTTTGTCTTTGATAGCTAGACTTTCATTGTTGCCGCCAAATCTAGTAGCCCTCACAGTGAATTTGTATTCTTTGGTCACTGCTGGTTGATATGGCACTCTGCCTGCCACTTCACCTGATGTGCTGTCCAATGTGCAACCTGGTGGCAGTGTGCTCACTGTGGCATCATCATTGGTGGGTCTCAATGTGTAGCCCACATAGCCTGTGATGGTGTTGGGATCATACAATTCTAAGAAAATTGTCACATAGTTGTTGGCTCTCTTGTATCCAATGTTTCTTGGAGTGAGCCACTGTGGAGTTCTAATGTATGTGCCGTCAGATGTGAACACACCACCACCCACTTGCAGCATGGTGTTGTCTGCACGTAAAAAATCATCGCCCACCACAAATATTCTAAATTTTCTTTTGGTGATAGTGTCACCGTCACTCACACTCACTGTGAATTCATAGTATCTGCTCAGTTTGCGTGGTGATCTGGTGGGAATGGAAAAATCATAAAATTCCACATCATAGAAAAAACTTTCAAAACCGTTGGCACTTCTCAGTCCAAAATCAAAAGGAAAAGCACCATATGTGTTGGCATCATAGGTTCCGCTGGCAGCCGATGTATCCAAAGCTAATATAGGATCTATCACTCCAGTCAATTTGCCTGATTTGGTCAGTGTGATGCCTGGTGGCAGTGTGCCATCACCTCTAGCAATGAAATATTCCAACTCATCACCTGCTGATAAATCTGTGTCTGTGGCCAACAATTGATAATCCACATAAGCACTGTCCAATATGAACAAAGCATCGTTGACTCCTACGGGCAATATGCCAGCTGGGGTGATCCAAGTGGGAGCATCTGGACCCGCCACTGTGATAGTGTAGGTGCGATCTTGAATATCAGTGCCTAATTTTGCTCGCAACACAAATCTAGATTGGGTGGTTCTAGTCACTTCCAGTGTGGTGCCCACTATGGCAGCGTTTTGTAATCTTAATCCAGCGGGTAAACTGCCTGCTATCAAAGTCACTGCATCCACTGCTGTGATAGGCAGATTGATTGCTGTGATAGTCCTCTCAGTAATAGTGCCTAAAGAATAGCCAGTTGGTTGTGTCCACAAGTTGCTCATATGTTGTATTTATGGAAAAATTAGATGGCGCCAAAGTCATGCACAGCAGCACTGGGACCTGTTATGGTGCCCAAGTCCACAGGATTTACCGCAAAGAATAAATCCAGCAGATTAGTGATGTTGTTTTGATTACTGCCATCTAAATTGATATCACCTAGATCAAATCCTATGAAAGAATCTCTATCATCTAGACTCAAGCCGTATACCAAAGATTGCACATTGGCTGCTTGTATTGTGTTTATCCCCACTATGTTGTTGTTGGCCCCTGTGAGTGTGGCTCCCAGTGTGGGATTAGATTCATTGGATAATAGTGTTGATACTCTCAGTGTGGGAAATCCACCCTGGTTGATCATTTCTGTTCTAGTAGCTCCTGCCAGTGTGCCCAATACTTGTAGGGTGTTGCCGTTGACCAATGTGGTCACTGGTCCTGTGTTGCCCACTATGCCCAAACTTATTATGCCTGATGCAGTGATAGTGATTTTATCATTGTTGGTGGACAGCGTGATATTGCTGCCAGCTTCTAAATTTTTTAATTGTAATTCCGCACCAACTTTTTGATAGAATATGCCTTTCACAGTGCTGCTGTCTACCAGTCTGTTAATGATAGAAGTGTTTTCAGGATCTCTAGCAGCTAAATCAGCAAAATTATTATTGACTTTGATAAACGCTTCGCGTAAATCATCACCTGTGCCATCATTGGCAATTGTTCCTATGTTTATGGTGCTTATGGGCATAACTGTATTTATCTGTGTTAGATCGTTCTGCGGATTTTAGTTCTGGGAAACACTGATCCAGCAGTGGGTTTTTGTTTGTTGTTGATTTTAGGAAATGTGTTGCCACTGATCTTGCGTTCTACTCTATAAAACAAATAGAGATTTGGTGCTCCTTGCAGATCCTGTCCATCTGCGGGTCCACCATTGGTGCCAGTTAACTGTGCAGTTTTGGCAATGCCTGTGATGTATGCCTTGGCTTGAGTTTGATTCATGGTGGGATAGGTTTCCAACGCACACGCCAACACTCCACACACCTGTGGACTGGCCATGGATGTGCCACTGAATTTTCCGATATAAAAACTGGCATTTCTTGGATCAGCAACACCACTGGGTAATGCACTGATAATTAAGGTGCCTGGTGCAAATATATCCACTCCTGCACCACAATCACTAAATGTAACTTTCTGTTCAGTAGAAGTGATGTCCACAGCACCCACGCAGATAGCAGGCAAATTATGTGTGCCCACAGTGGTGTTGTCATTGGCAGTGGGACTGGTACCTCTCATATAATAGTAAGGTTGAGCCACACTCCCTGGATATCTCACACCCATTTCAAAAGTATTGTTCCAATCCAACCCTCCTGGTGTTTCGTGTTTCCAACTGCCATTGCCTGCTGCGCCTGTCATAATAATGCCTTCAGCATAGGCGTCTTCCAGGTCGTCATCCAATGCTGTGACTCTCACAGGAATACGTTGGCTGGCAATAAATCCCCAATCATTCAATTGTTGCGTGGTGAATGTGCCACCTGTGCTTTTGGCACTGTTGATGCCTGTTTGCAGATCTATTCTATCAGGAAATGCTTCGTAAAACGTCCACTCACTGATCATTGTGGGGCTGCCCACAGTGCCTGATATGGTGGCTGTGCCTTCCTGTCTCACTCTGTATGTTCTGTTTGGTGAAACACCTTCCACACCATAGTAAATTCTTTGCACACTGTTGTCTCTAGCACACCACATTATTTTGGGCAGAGCAGGATTAGTTACACTGACTCCACTGTACACCACTGATCCATTGCTAAAAGTGACATAACAATTGGTACCCACAAATATTTGATTGTAGGTCACACCTAAATATGAAATATTGAAAGGCAAAGACAAAGTCCAATAACCATCATCGTTGCTGCCCACAGTGGGAGTGGTGGATGCAGTCAAACTGGCAGCCCCCAACAAACTGCTGCCTATGCTGGTCACTGTGGCTGAAGTGGTGCCTGGAGTGATATTGATATCTGCCATCATGTCAAAAGATCTTGTGGGATTGTTCTGTGGTTGAGATAATGAGGTAGAATATGTGATGGTGTAGTTGCCAGCAGTGCTCAATGTCACTGTGTTATCCACAGTGGCTGACACACTGCCACCATCCACACTAGTGAAAGGCCCGTTCGTGACATCATACACCGTAGTACCTACAGCATTGACTATCTGTATTCTCACACTGAGCGTGGTCACACCTGACTGTGATCCAGCAGCCACTTGACTTCTCACTCTCATGGTGACATTGTTGGCAGTGGTGTTCACAGTGACCACATATTCTGCAGCAGGTTGAACAGTGTCTTGTATCACAGCAGATGAATTGGAAGGCTGTGACCAGCTGACCGGTATCGAAGTCACTGTGCCTTGCACCACAGCCACAGTGCCTACAGTGGTGATTCTATTGCCACCCAGTTCCAAATTAGGAAGATTGGCCAGCAGAGTGGATGTGGTGCAAACTCCACTGGTACCTAGAAAAGTGGTTAAACCTGCAGGCGTAAAACGTGTGCCTCTGTATGTGACTGCTGTGATATCATTGAATGACCATTCGAAAGCAAATAGACTCATGCCCCAACTGTTGTTTACTATGGTGGGATTTTTTCTGCCTGTGGCAACATTCACTGCTTTGGTGCTGTGAAACTGTCTCACATAATCTATCACATAAGGAAAAGTCAAATCGTTTGTGGCTCCAGCAAAATAAAAAATATTATAAATGTTAGCACTCCTTGCCCAACCTTGAGTGTTGCCTGCCACTGTGCCAGCCACGTGTGAGGAATGATCTTCTTGACCATAGGAATAATTGCTGACTGATGTGCCTCGCACTGCAGGATTGTGTTGAAACCAATTGTATTGAATATATCTACTGCCTCCGGTACCGTCAGCGTTCACTGCGTATTCTGGATGACCCACCACCAATCCATCGTCGTCACAAATTACGACATCCACGTTTTTGCCAGTTTGTGACAGTTGTATGGTGGCAGTTTGTGTGGTGGTACCATTGCTGCCCCATCCTGCACGCTGAACACCTTCGGTGCATCTCAACAAAGCAAAATTTTTCATTGTGGAACCAGTGCTGCTGGATTTGTTCCAATTGCTACTGGTTTGTGAAATATTATTGAGACCTGCTTGGATTCCCAATTCATTTGGATGCAACGTGACTGATTTTACTCTGGAATCATTTTTCAATTCTGCAGCTTCCCAATCACACAGTTTGTACACTGTGTTTCTGCTGGAAGGCCTGCGGTCCACACACTGCACATCACGCAGAATTTCAGTGTTGGGAGGAGCCATGCCTGCAGTTTCTAAATCTGCATACACAGCATCCAGATCATTGTGATCATACACAGTGACAATGTATTTCTTTGTGGTGACGTAGTCTAGAACATTTGACATAATGTATTATGCCTCTATTTTAATCAAAGTCAAAGTCACAGTAACCGCTGCCGAGCTACCACTCTTGTTGGTCACTCTGCAAGGTATGGTGGTGGTGGGCACAGTTTCATTGTTGAATCCCATCACAGCTGGTGACATCAGTATGGTCTGTCCACCTGTGGTGATCACTTCTGCTATTACTCCTGCTCCTGGATCTGGATCCACTGTTTCCAATCTGCCGGCATCTGCTGTTCTACTGGTGCCATCTGTGTACAATCTTACCCAAGCTGCCACTGATGTTTGAATTTTTAAAAGAACATAGCCTTTGAATCCCGTGATGTTGAGATCTGCAGAAGCCAAACTGCCCAAACTAGCAGTCACGCCTGCAGCAGTGCTTCTTGCTTCTAATCCTGCGCCTGCATTGGAGAATGTGATGGTATCAGTCACGGAGTCAGTGGTGATGGTGATGCCACTGCCTACCAAAGTCAATGTGTCGCTGGTGTTGTCTGCCAACACTGGTGATTGACCTGCCACTGCTATGCTCACAAATGAATTGCTTTGACTGGCGTTTATGGTGATGCTGTCTGTGCCACTGTCTGTGGTGATGGTCACATTGCTGCCAGCCACCAATGTGAGTGTGTCTGTGCTGGTGTCTGCTGCCACTGATGTTTGACCTGCCACTGACACAGTGGTGAATACGTTTTGCACCACATTGGGTGCTGTGTTGGTGATGGTGATGCTGTCAGTGCCTGCATCAGCAGTCATACTGATACCTGTGCTGGCTACAAAAGTCAATGTGTCATTCAATTGATCTGGTGTGATGTTGATGCCAGACCCTGATACAGTCACAGTGCCAAATGCGTTCAATGGCACAGCACTGTTGACCCAATTGGAACCATTGTATTTTAAAACTTCACCGTTTGCTGCTGAGGTAATAACCACATCTGTGAGATCATCTAATAAAACTGCTCCACCACCAGCTCCACCTGTTTGAGTCACCCAGCTGAGTGCGCCTGCTCCATCTGTTCTCAATACCTGATTGACAGATCCACCCAAAATACTGATGTTGGCCACATTGACCAGTATGGGACCTACCACTTTGCCAGTCACTGCGTTGATCATCTGTGTGCTGTCGTTGGCAAACACAGACCCTTCCACATTGCCTGTGACATCACCAGTGACATTACCTGTTAAATTTCCAGTGACATTGCCAGTAACATTGCCCAGCACTGCGCCTGAAAAAGTTGTGGCAATCAGCACTCCTGTGGATGGATTATAAGTGAATCCCGTGTCAGTGGTGGGTGTGAGGTTGCCTGTGGCTGCTGCAGTGAACAATGGAAAATTGGTGGCGTTGGTGGTGTTGTTTGCTGCAATAGTCACAGCACCTGAATAGGTGGCAAAGCCTGCATTGCCTGACACACTGCCTGTGACGTTGCCTGTTAATGCTCCGTAAATGTTGGTGAAATGTCCTTCAGCCCAGCGGTTGACACTGCTGCCGATATCACGTGTGTTGTCCACATCGCTGATGATGTCTGCTGACACTGATCCATAATTCAATAAACTCTGTCCTGCACTGTTGCGTATGTCACCATTCACAGGCAGTGTCAACACTCCTGTGCTGCCAAATTCAAAAGTTTTTGTTCCCAATGCTGTGCTGCTGGTTCTAATCTCTGCAGCGACATTGACAGGGGCTGTGATTCTTCTAGTGGCCACTGTGTTGAATGTGACATTGTCTGTGGTATTGAGACCTTGGTTGTAACTACCCAATGATGCAAAACTCACATTGCCTGCGCCATCAGTGCTTAACACCTGTCCTGCTGTGCCACCTGTGATGGTGATATCAGCTATATTGCCCAAATTGGCAGCATTGGTCACTGTGAGATTTTGTGTGGATAAACTATTGATTGAACCTGTGACAATGTTTATAGACTGTGCAATAATACCAGCCACTCCAGTGATGTTGGAGCCAGTCATCAATAGATTATCGCCTATGGGCAATTCTTTGATCTTGTTGCCGTCTGTGGTGTCCACTATGAGTGGTAGTCTATTTGCCATAATTTATCCTCTGTTAAAAACTTGCTAGAGCAATACGTTTCCAAATTGCTCCTGCTCCGTCATAATTTTTAAAACACACGTATAGATATGATGTGTCAACGGCCAACATACCTTTGACATCACCTGTTTTTCCAGCACTGGTGGCTGGCACATCTTGCACGTACAATTCAGTAAAGTTTTGATTGATCTTAGTGAATGCTGTGCGCAATGGATCACCATTGCCCTTGTTCACAGATGTGCCTATGTTCACTGTTTGTTTGGCCATGTTTATCTACCTATCGCGATTTCAATCACGCCCACTTGATCTGAATCATAATTCTCTAATGATTTACCAATCACTGTGCCCATTTTAATTTCACCTTCTGCTGCACAAGCCACACCTGCTGTGGCACTGGCCACCAACATGTTACCTTTGTTAATCTTTCCTATTACTTTGCATGGCACACGACCTTGCAGTGCCACTGCCACTGTGTTCTCTTGATTCAGTGCATCATTCATTAAAAATGCTGGTGCTGTGGTCACTACACCTGCTATCTTGTTGGTGTTGGCTTCAGTTGTAATGGTAACTTCTTTATCACCACCAAACTGCAACACAGTGCCCGAATCATATTGCTGGTCTGCCAAATATTTCTCTGCCAAGTCAGCGTACAATGCATTGGTGGCTGTGCCGTGGAATGTGGTGGCAAATATGGTGGCATATCTGGCTGAAGCGTTACCAATGGTGTAAGCATTGTCAGTGTCTGGAAACATGCCTGGAGTAGTACCGCTGGAATCATCTGCATCACCAGCGAATATGAATGGTACATCTCCTGCCAACACAATGCTGATCTTGCCTGCGCCTGCAAATGTGCCTCCACCAGTACCGAATGCAATACCTGTGCCGCCTGCCTCTACCACATCGCTCTCAATAAATTTTGTGAACAAGTGAGGAGTGGCAAGGCCTCGGCCTTGATTAGCACTCAATGATTGCAGTGTGTCTGCAGTGGGTGAATTGCTCACTGTACTGCCACCAAACTCAAACTTTCTACCTGTGAATACCAATGTGGTGCCTGCCACAGTGCTGCCTTGTGCTGTGAGGAAGTCCACGTTGCCTCTGGTGGTGAATATGGAGGTGTTGGTACCAGTGTTGCTGTCAATCAATTTGAATCCATCCACTTTCAATTGTGCCACATCCACAATACCTGTGGCATCTGATTTCACAATACTGTTGACTTCAGCTGTGGTGCTCACATTGGTGATGCTGTATGCGCCTGTGCCAGTTTTGATCAAAGCCTCACCTGGATCTGATGCAGCTGACAAAATTGTTACAAAATCTCCGTCTTCCAATCCCAAACCATAATTGACCACATCTGAATAGTTGACTATGAGTGGAGCACCTGTACCTACAGTGTTCTTACCATAGGTTTGATATTGTGACACCACTGGAAAATCTGCCAAATCCACTGCTCCTGAGGCCAATGTGACCCAACCGTTGGTCACTGTGAAATCGCCCGAGTCAAAGCTGGCCAATCCAAGATCTGCCTGACTGATGCCTGTGGCATTCACACGTGTGGTGGCAGCATTCATGGCCAATTTGCTCTGCTGTATGGCTGCAGTTGCATTCACATCTGCATTGATGATGCTGCCTGCTACTATTTGTAAATTCAAATCTGTCTGTGCTGTGCTTCTGGTAGCAGTGATGGAGATGTCTGTGCTTGCGCTCATTACGCCATTGGCCAATTCGTTCATGGGTCCATCAATTATTTGTGCAGACACTCCGCCACCTGTGCTGATGGAATCCAATGTGCTGAAGCCAGAACCTGACACTGCAGCAAAAGTGATGCGTCTTGCACTTAATGATCCTGGCAATACCACTGATTCATAATCCACTATGGTGGCCACTGTGCCAGTGCTGCTGCCTGTGATGGTGTTGCCCACTGCAAACAATCCGCCTGACTCAGGCACAGTGAATATTCTTTGTCTACCGTTGAACACCAATATCTGATTGGCTGCGAAGCCTGCGATGTCCACATTTCTTAAATTTTCCACTTGATCACTGGCGTACAAAGTGTTATCCACATAGGATTTGTTGGCAGCATCTGTGCCCACTACTGGAGATCCTAATGTGATCAATTTAAATCCACCTGCACTGATATTGCCAGTGAACGAAGTTGATCCATCTCTGGCTATGGCGCCAGGTCCAATTGGATCCGCCACCAATGATCCACCTTGTGTGTAGTGCAATCTACGATCCACATAACCACGCACAGCTGATTCAGTAGGTGCTGTGTCTGAAGCATTGTCTGTCATGGCAGAGTCTGTGCTGAATTCTGCCACCACCACTCCTCGTTTGAATCCTAATCCATCCAAGTTACTCAATGCAATTGATGCAGAGAATGTCACAGAGCCTGTGCCTTGATCCACAGTGAAGAATCTACCTACTCTAAATACTCCGTCTTGATCCGTGCTGACAAAGAACACACGTCCTTTGCCTCGTTCATCCACTTCGTTGTCCTGCACAGGTTGGATGGTGGGATCACCAAAAATATTGTTGGGATAGTTGCTGGTGTTAAAACCACCAGTGCCTATGTCTAAGAAATCGTGTCCTGTGGCTCTACATGTGGAAATCTTAATGGTGATGTCTGCATTGGCATTGGCCAACAATCCGCAACGCAATGTGATATTCTCTAGGCCGGCTCCTCTCACCAAGGGTTCTTGAATACCTGCTGCTGGTCCTGCAGTGTTGATGTTGGTGAGCTGCACTGTGGTCACTGTGGCAAAAGTGCCTCGGTTCGTATAGGAAGTTACTCTGTGGGTCTTGCCTGCCCAACCAAAACTCATAGCGCCTGTGTTCAGTCTAGTGATGTCTAAGGCCTCTGTGATTATTTCAATGGCCAACGTGGTGTCACCTGCTGTGGCTCCCATGGAAGTGGTGCCTGCTGGTGCGTAGGTGTTCAACACAGCTGATGCTGGTCTGATTTGTAATCTCACATTGTCAAAAGTGGTATCAAAAGTAGCAATCACGTTGTTGGCTGGCAGTGCTGTGCCCACTGCGTTGGTGATGTTAAATGCTGTGGTTCTATATACTATGGTGGCTGTGTCATCATAGAAAGTCAAAGCCGTGCTGGGACGTGTGGGTGATATGTTGTTCACTCCTGCAAATTGATGAGCTTGACTGGCTCTGATGGTCACATTCTGCAGATTGGCCAATGTTGCTTTCAATCCTGTGGTGGAAGCAAGATCAGTGCCTGCAGTGCTGAGATTTAATTTGTACACTGTGCCACTGCGTGTGACAGAAGGACCGGTTACAGTGACTGGTGGTGATAATTGTTCCACACTGGCCACTTCATATCTCTGCACTCCTAGAGCGAGTGACGAATCAAATGGATCATGATCAATTTCAATTTCAGATCTATTGAAAGGTATGTATTCTAAATCATACACATACACACTGAGTGCCAGCAATGGGTGATCATAAGTGGCTCCATCATCATACACTTTGGCCACTTGTGCCATGTTGCGTACTAGATCCACATCATCTGGTACTTCCAAAGGATCGGAACCTTCTGCAACTAAACCATACACACCATTGGCATTGCTGCCGTTCAATGCTCTGATCTGTCCACCATTCAATGCCATATAGGCAGCGTGACAGTAGTAAGTGAATGTGCTGACCTGTTCTGACAATGCACCATTGGTGACCAAAAGGCCATAGCCCAAATCGTTCACCTGTGTGAAGTCATTGGCCAACATGGATCTGTTGCCTGCTGTTTGTAACACTGTGGCATAGGGAATTGGAGAAGTGATCACAAATCCTAATCCACCATTGCTGCTGGCATTCAATAATAATTGGCAGGTACCTGCAGGACCATCATAATTCTTCACAGCATCTATTTGATATCTTGCACCATCAATATAGAACGCAGTGGGAGTCAAAGGTTTTCTAACGAATAATCCTTGAGCTGCATTGCTGTTCACATTCAATATAAATGGACTTACCACTGAAGTGATGTTGATAGGTATGTTGCCGCATGATCCGTCCACAAACATACCACCTCTGAATGCTTTGGTGTTGATACTGGCTGAAAAACTGCTGCCTGTTTGAATATAAGGAGATTTGTTCAACACTTGTGAAGCAGGATCCAACACACACATGAATCCACCCTGACCTGTGATAGATAAATTTCTTAATATGGTTGCTTCTCCCATAAGGAACACATCCATAAGTCTGTTGTGTTTGGGAGGATTGTATGAGCCGTTGAATGCATACACCACACGTGCCATCTGTGCTGTTACAATGTTTTTGATAGTGGCAGATGCAGATGCAATCACTGAAGCATTGATGTAGGTAGCAACATAGCTGATGCCTGCTTGTTCTTGAGCACTCAGACCTGAGTTATAAAAATTTCCTTGTACTTCTAATATTTTTTCATTGCCACCAGTTTTTAAATCTGAGAATATGGCATCCACAATTGAACCAGTCTCACGGCGATTGCGTTCTTCATTGGCAGCATTGAGAGAGCTGGGACTCAACAATGAATTCACATAATTCACCACAGCAGTCTGTATGGCTGGTTTGGCATTTAATATGGTCAATGCTTGAGTATCATAGCCACCCACGTTAGTATAATTGACCCCAGTGTTGACCACGGCATTTGGATTCACCAAATAATGACGTCCAAAATTTGTGGTGGTCACTGTGAGACCATCTATCACTAGGTCTCTGTAGAAATATGTGTTGGCAAAACTGGACTGAGAAACTCTGTTCCTAGGTTTTACTATGCATCTTCTAAATTCATCTCCTTTAATGCTGACTCCATCCGGCACTCTGATAGGAAAGTCTTCCAAATAAGTGCCGCTTTCCACACGTATGGTGATGTTGTTGCGTTTCACTGGTGTGGTAAATTCTAGTCCTTCTGCCACAATAAATTCCAATGGTTCAATCAGAATCATTTGCACAGTGTCTACTGAAGCGCCTGCTGTTACAGATACTATACGACCTATAGCGCCTGAGGTTTTACCTCTGACTATCTTGCCTGGTATCAAATCTTGATTGCTAGGATTGTTCTGATCCACATAGGCAAAACCGCCATTGCTGATGGTCATGGTGTATGTGCTGCCTTCCACTTCTGGTGGAGCACTACTGATGCCATTGGTGATGATGTTGGTAATGATGTCAAATTTTGCTCCTACTGATGCTCTGCCAGTGCTGTTCACAATGCTGGGCGCATCGAATGTTTGAGTGAAGCCGGCGTTGTAGATGGGAGTCACTGCCAAGTTTTGCAGCACAGTGTTGGTGATTGATTTGGCATAGTTGATGCCTGCCAGTGTTTCAGTCAGTTGCTGATTGATGGCCTTGGCACCACTCACATTGCTGTAGTATCTGATACCTGCTTGAATACTTCTCACATTGGAGTTGAGAGATGCCAACACATCGATTACAATACCATCTAAAATATATCCTAAATCTCTTTCACAAATCAATTCATCATAGGTAAAGTTGGGATAGGTAGCATTCACAAAGCCTATCATCTGTTTGATAATGAATGTTCTGTTGGCGTCTATCAATAATTTCACATTGTTGTAACCGCTGCCGCTGGTGACACCTTCTGTGACCACTAAGGAATTGCCAGCTCCGTTGTTGAAAGTGATGGTCTGAGTGTAAGGTCCCAATTCCACCGGAGTGGCCAGCATGATCTCTTCTGCTTTGCGACAAGCAGCATTAATAGATTTGTACGCATAACTGAATGATCTACCCACTTTGTCTGGTGGTACTCCATCCATCAAGTCATCACCTTTGGTGCTGACAAATAAATTGGTGTCGGAAGCGTAGCTGGTGTTGTCCACATAGAATTTTGTGGCAGCTTGTAAATCGTCCACACCATTGGGTGCGCCTAATCCTGCCAAATCTCCTGGATGATCATTCAGATAAAGAGCACCAGTCATGGTGTCTCCTTGACGTCTCACAATGGATTGTCTTGGCATGGCCTCATCGCTGAGGAAGAATCCTGCCAGTGTGTTGTCATAGCCAGCATCGGTAAATGTTTGTACACCTGTGCCACCAGCCACAGAAATTTTAATTCTAGTAGCGTCATCATTGTTGGTGGCTTCAGCAAAACTGCTGTGAAAACTCAACTGATTGGCATTGACAAATCTAATATAGTAAGTAGAACCATTCACCAGACCTGTGGCTGCAGAGCCAGTGGTGTTGTAGATCACTTCTAAACCATTCACACCGCTGTCATAGCCGTGAGCGGTGACCACTGCATTGCCTGCAGTGTAGCTGGCTATGGTCTTGGTGTAGGCTGTGGCATCTACAGGTTCACTTCTCACTCTGATCTGACCTGCTGCGCCTCCCACTCCACCACCCAGTTTGATGTATCTTTGATCTGCATAGCCTTTGGTAATCACCAAATTATCTATGGTGACTGCAGTGCCATGTGTGTTGTTAAAATCTATCGCGGCTTGAGCAGTAATTGCTGCATTGGCTATGGCTAATCCATTGGCATTCAATGGTCCACCTAAAGTTGGGGAAAGATCAGACACCAATTCACTGCCTGTGTTGGTGATGGTGATATCACCTGCTGTGGCATAGCTGACTGATATACCAAGACCACCAGTGATCTCACGCATTTCAAATGCTGTGCCTGTGGTGTTGCTGATGGGAATATTTCTTATGCCTAACACATCAGGGGTGTCACTGAGTGATGTGAATGCTATCTGACCGCCGGCTCCGAATACTGCATACAGTTCTGTGAAGTTTTCATTGGCTTTCCTAAACGCATCACGTATGCTATCACCTGTGCCGTCATTGCCCTCTACTCCAATATTGATATTTTGATATGCCATGTGTTATGCTGTTTCCTTTTCAAAACTGATGCTTTCGCCGCAACCGCAGGCGCTTTTGGTGTTGGGGTTTTTGATTTCAAACTTTGATCCAAACACTTCATGCACATAGTCCAACTCAGTGCCCAGGATGTACATCACACTGGCAGAGTCTATGGTGAACTTGGCTCCATTGCCAAAATTCAACAGCTCATCTGAGGGTGCAATGTCTGACTGATCAGCAAATCCCCAATCATATGAATAACCTGCACAACCACCACCCTTGATGCTGAGTCTCACAGCATACTTGTGGTTGTTGTGACACAACTCTCTGATCTTTGCTATTGCGTTTTCGGTTACAGTGATTACAGCCATGTGTTTCCGTTCTGTTGCAATTATTTATTAAAAAAACACAAATCCTAATGTAAATACAACTGTATGTTTGTGGAAAAATTTGTTAAAAAACACCTCACTGCACGCACCAGTAAACTGGGCACTAAACACACCTGTGTGCGACACAAGACCTACTATAGGTTTGTGTGCGACAGTTGTGACACAAAGTTTGAGCGTGAAAAAGGCAGCATAGCAGAAAAACGCATCAGCAACGATTACAAGCATGTGTGCAGTGCGTGTGATCCCAAACGTTTTGCACAGAAACAAGGAGTGCGTCAGCGCAAAATACTGGACATGGATGTCAGCAGTAACACTCCCATAGATAAACTGTGATTATTTTGAGTTCAAACGGTCGTTAATTGTAGACCAATTGATTATTTTGAAGATATTAGTGATGTAGCGTTTTTTAGCATCCTTGGCTGGCACATAGTCCATGAACGAATGCTCCCAAAGATCAATGGGCATGAGTATGTCTAAGCGATAGGTTTGATTGGGTGTGGTTTTAATTTCACCTGATTTGCTGAGATACACCCATCCTGATCCTTGCAATTTCATTGTGGCCAATAATAATTTTTCTTTAAATGCATCCAAGTTTTTGTGATGTTTATTGATGAATTCCATAATGGCACCACGTGGTGTGTTGCTGCCTTTGACTGGCTGCAATTGAGCCCAGAATAGATTGTGCAATTTTGCTCCGCCATAATTGAAATCAGGATCACCTTCTCCTGTGTTGTATCTGTTCACATAACCTCTGCTCAATACTCCGTAATGATATTCCACATTGGCACGGCTCAACACAGGATCTAATTCACCCATGCCATAAGGCAATGCTTCCAACACTAGAGTTTTTTCACGTTTTTGTTTGGTTTCGAACAATTCGATCCACTGCTTCATGTCTTGCATGGCAGTATTTATTATAGTAAACCCAAAGTCAATGCCTGATTGTGCAGTTGTTCTGCTGCCAAGTTCTTGGATTTGGCTTCCACTTGTATATCAAACATGTTTAGAAATGACAATGCCCACTCATTCTGTGCAGCATTGGGCAACATATCACTGTGCGCTCTCAACTTAACTTTTTTGCAACCCAGTGTCAGCATGTCTTTGATGGGCAACATATTTTTGTGCATCATGTGCTGAATATCTGCATCAAAAGCAGGTTGCAGTGCTTCATCTCTAAAGTAAGAATAATGCATGGTGGGTCTTACTCCACGCCAAGAATCCACCACTCTTTTAACTCTGTCATCATTAGATCTGATGTATTCTTCATCTCTAATCAGATGGTGATGTATATCCAGCACCAGTGCCAAGTGTTTTTCCAATTGCAGTGTGGCATCCAGTCCCCAACCCATTTCATCATTTTCTATGGTGATGAGATTGCGTGCTTCGGGCGATAATCTAAGCAAAGCCTTGATGATGCCATCTGGTCCCAGCCTACCAGATATGTGTACATTGATTTTACAACCGTCTTGAAACTGTTTGCCAAATCCCATCCAACGGGCCATGTTCACATGATATTCAAATTCATCTATACTGCGGTCCACTATGTCAGGACTCACAGAAGCCAACACTGTGTATTGTCCTGGATGAAATGATATCTTCACATCATGTTTACGAGCCAACTCACCTGCTTCACCAAAATGTTTTTCACAATAATTGATAATTTCGGGCTTGTCCCAATAGTAGCGCCAAGTGTTTTCAGTGGCACAAGGCAATATGCCTGAACTGATTCTGCACATACGTCTGCTGAGTGGCAATTCACTCACCTTTAATATTAAATTTTTAATGGCTTCTATGTTGTGTTTGAATACAAAATCCAACTTTTCTTCTGCTTGTGCTTTGTGTTCGTTCAGCCAACGCACGGTGGTAGCTCTGGTGTTGCGTGGACGTTCAATTTCTTCCAATTGTTTTTTAGTCAGTGTACGGTCATGATGAAAATAATCACAACAAAAACCTATTCTTTTAATCATACTGTAGTATATGCGATATTTTGACTGCAGTCAATGTGAATTAAATGACTATTTCCAATGGGTTTGACACCAAGGATCTACACAGTCTCTAGGATTGGGATCACCGTGAAACACAGCCACAGCAGTTTCATCTTTGATTATGGGTTCACCTGGAGCAGTAAAATTTTTAACTCCTTGAGCAGTTCGCACTAATTTAGGATTACCACGCATTTCCCATTTGTAACTTTGAATCCACGCATCAGGCCAGAAACTGTAATGATTTTTAACCTGATCATACAACCAATCCTGATCTCCATGAAATCTTTTACTAATATTGTGTGGATCAGATATAAAATTATTGTAGAGCTGTGGATGTTGTCCAGTATTCCAGCGCACCACGCTGCTGTTCATCTTTTTCCATTCTGGTTGAAAACATCTGTTAAAATCGCGACACATAAGAAACTCACCTGGCTTGTAATCAAAAAGTTTGTCTATGTTTTTAAAAATAACCACATCTAAATCAATAAACAGCATGGTGCCTTGAATTTGTAGACTAGGATTGAACAACAAGGGTTTGAACCACCATCCTTTGAGTGGAATGGTGGGCAAAGGTATGATTGTGATGCCTGCATCTATGCCTCGGGGATCTTCTGTGAAACACACAAACTCGTGTGGTGTGGTAAGATTGCGTTGAGTCATTTTTCTCAACACATTCACATATTGCGCATCATACTTGGTGCCATGTTTGAGGCACACCACATATCTATTAGACATATCCTAGGATATTTATTTAGGCTTCGTAAATAGCAGAATTTCCAGCGTGTTCAAAAACCTCTGCAGATTTTAATCGAACACCTTGGCCCACAGGATATCTACAGT